GAGTAGATTTCGCGACGACAATTCGTTCACGGGGCGGAAGTGCGATAGCGCTGGTGAAGAGGTTCGCTATAGTAGGGTCCATACCCTTGCTAAAGCGAAAGCCAGTAGTTTTGGCTGGCGCGGAGAAAGCTGGTCGATTGGCAATGTCACCAGAACTCTCAGCCTCGGTGATGGGAGGGGCATTTTCCTCCCCGAGAACGGAGGCGGTCTCGTTGACGTCGTGTTCGAGAGACATGGCTTGGTATGTACGTTCAAGATACCGGCGTGAAAGTTGGTTGATTTTATGGGAATAAGTTTGACTCGCGAAACCCAATTTATCAAAACCATACAAACGCGCAATGTCCTCGGGAGAGAAAATAGGAAACCGCTTCCGATACTCATGTGTCACAAAAGAGCGATCAAGCATAGCCTCTTTATAAAACGCGCTCTGCAGGCGAATGATGTAAGGAATCAGACGACTGTGTGGAAAAGCATGAATTGCCGCGGACAAATATCTCGAATGAGTGGACACGGCGTCCGTTTCGTGCGCAAAAAGACAAGTTGCCACAATGCGTGCCGGAGAGAGCGTTGGAATCGTCAAAGCCTGACCATCATATTCGAAAGTTTCAAAACCATGGCTCAAATAAGTGTGGTCTGACAATCGTTCCGTGGGTTCATCAAATGAATAAACCATCCCAGTCGCATGTAAAGCGGAAACTATTTGCGACACAAGACCGTCAAAATAAATGACCTTGGCCACCGAAAAGAAAAGATCGTCACCATTCGTAACGAAGCGAACAGCCCCAGTGTTCAAGTGGTTTAAAGCTTCCACACGGCCAAAAATTTCCTTGAGGGCATAGTACACGCTAGCTTGCAATGATATGCCATTGTCGATGGAAGTATTCAAACTACCTGAAGGATTGCCTGAGTTCTTGACGCGAACAAAGCCGTCGCCCATTACCAGCGGTGTAAAAGCGGTCTCAGAGTACAAATTCCGGATGTGTCGTCGGTACTTGGTGGCTACAGACATGCAACGAAGTTGCATGTTAATTGACAGATGAGCGATCCCCACCGACGAATCAAAGCGGCTACCATCACCACTAAAGTAAACCCGTTCATCTCGACCCAAATAGTCGCACAAACGCTCCCAACCCTGATGAAACTTGTCAATTCCCAAAGTGCTTGGGAATTCTAGACAGTGTTCAATGAAGCGATTGTTGAAATTGGTGACGTATCGCATGTTGCCCAAAATGGTCTCGATGGGCGCAGACATGAACGTTCGAGTTTTCAAAGCAACGACACGATCAACATCACGCAATTCATCCTTGATAGCGACTTGCCAGATGGGAGCCACAAAATCTTCTGACGCGACATCATAAAGTGCCTCGCAGGACGAAACAAGCTGTGGGAAAGAAGGGGAAAAATCTTCATTCATGTAAATCCCCTTTTTCTGGCTCAAGCGGGGGCCAGCGCTCTTGGTCTTGTCCACTTCGTAGTAAACATCGGCAACACCAATGAGATCTTGCTGTTCTGTCATCCAGGGAGACAAAGCCTGAATAAATTCAAGAGCCACTGGTATGAAGTCGTCAGGCACGATAACTGGTGATCGATGGTATTTTGAGACATCCTTCCAATAGGCCGGCATAACCAGCGCGCTTGGACAATAGTCAGTCAGATCCATCAAAGGCTGCACTTGTGTGCCGGAAAAAATTTCCCATGCACGCTTGTCCACAGTAATCCTGCTTGTTTTGGAGACATGTTTTCGGAGACAGGCGAGGGTGACAAAACCCTTGACGTCTGGGTCAAAGGGCGAACCCGGCAAAACAGTTGGCAAAGGGGTGACAGAATGTTTGGCCTGCTCGCGCGGAGCCACGACACCAGTAAGCGACAACTCGTCGGCCGTTGGGGGAACGGGCATAGCCACAACTTCAAGGTCCGCGCGCTGCGCGACACGCCGGTTAAGTTCACGGACAAGACGGGGTGTCACGGGGGTCATGAAATTCGCTTGATCCACATGGGACCCTCCCATCGAGTGCAAACCAACCAGGGCGCCATCCTTTGCAGACACAACTGGATAACCACAATCACCTGGGGACGTGTTAATCACGTAGCCGACAGCGCCACTGTGGTCAGCCGCTATGAAGGACAACTCAGAAGGAGTTGGCTCAGTCAGGTTCTGAGATGTTTGCCGGAAACGAACGATTGACACCTGCTCACCGATCTCGGGAGTACGGAAAGAAAAATTCGCTGAAGAACCTGCCATCCCCGGAGGCAAGTGAATCACGGTCAAATCACCTTCGACCAAGATTGTCGTAGGTTTGAAGACGAATTCCCCTCGCAAACCACAGACACGGATCTTTTCGCCACAGTCTCTCAAGACATGAGTATTCACGAAAATGAATGTACGAAGAATAACAGCGTTGGCAATGATTCGTTTGGAGTCAGCCGGACCAATTGAAAGAGTCGAGGACTTCGCGGACCGGAGGGCATACTGGGGAGCTCGTGAGCCAATATCCGACTCCTTTGTTCGTCGCGGTGGCTCCAAACCCTCCCAAAGCTGTTCACGTACGTAACGGCCGTCCTTGGTGCGGGCTGTGACGGTAACAAAATCATCGCCCCAGCGTGTGTTGGCACGATCGCCATACTCGATCCAGTCATCCATGTAGCGGTCGAAATCTTCACGTGAAACTCGCTGAGAGTCGCGGCCA